CAAGAACTTCTCAAAGGTGGCGAGCTTAGCTTCTTCTAGCTCGGCGCTCGACGCCTTCTTGATAGTATTCTTCATCTGCTCAACTGCCTGAGCCTTGATGATTCCGTTGTCCCATACCCACTCGACGCCTTCCATGATGCCCTGAACGAAGGCATCCGGAGCGGACGGGTCGGCTACGATGTCAGCGGCAGTGGCCAGATAGAAGTCGTCCTGGACTTCCATGATGCCATCCTTGCCAGGAGACAGTGAACCCATGCCACGCGAGGAGACTCCCAGCTGAGCGCCGGACTCGATGAGGCCGCGAGCGATGTTGCCCATCGGAGTCTCAGTGATCTTGGCGCGACCGATGAAGTTCTTGCCCTCCTGGCGCAGATTGGTGATGATGTGTGACACGCGATCCAAGTTGATGGACGGGCCATTCGGATGACCCAGCTCGCCGAAGGCTCTACCCTTCTCGACGAACTCCTTCATGTAGCGACCGACTTCGCGCTGCATGGTAGCCTCGCGATACATACGCTTGTTACGATTAGCGATATCGGCCTGCAAGAAGATGCCCTCGATGTAGAGGTTCTTCTTACCACCCTCAGTAGATTCAGTGACGTACTTGACGTCTTCTGTGAGTTCAGTGATGAGTTTCATTTAAGCCTTCCTATTGAGCTTATCGAGCTTGTCATTGATCTCAGCGCGATCGGCCACTTCTTTGACTTTGGCTGCTAGACCGGCGACGCGATCAGCGCGGCCCTTGTTAGCTTCGTGCTCGAACCTGTGATCGGTAACACGACCCATATGATAGTGCCAGCCATCGTCGTCTCCGCAATCGGCGCACATCTTGGCCATGTTCGTGTGATGGTCCATCTTATCCTTGTGGATTGCCATGCCCTTCGTGTAGAAGTCCATGAGCTCCTTGGTCCTACCACTCTTGACTGCCTCGTCAATCTGCTCCATCTCTGTAGCATCGATCTCGTAAGACGCCATGATGTTCAGATCGGACTGGACCTTCGGCTTTGTACCCTTGCCCTTGTACTTGACTTTGCTAGGAGTGATACTCGGGGCCTTGTGAGCGACAGAAGCATGCTTACCTTGAATGGCGCGAACTTCGTCGATCTGCTCGACTTCTTCTTTCTTGAGAGACATCTTTTTCTTAAGCTTCTTTAAAGCAGAAGCCGTCTTATCGACAGCTTTTGGAATGACACCGCTTTTCATGCCAGCGGCTGATAATCCTAATCCTGCCAGTGTGCCTAGCGCTAGGCCAACAACTTCGTCTACTTGCTCGACTTCTTCTTTCTTCAGGTGCTCCTTGTTGCGAAGGGCCTCGAGGTCGTCGGCGTCGATCTTATCCTTCGGCTCCTTGAGCTTGGCGATGTCTGCTTTCGACATATGTTTCTTCTCGGTCAATTCGACCGGATTGACGCCGGAGACAGAGAGCTTACGCTGCTGCTCGGCGATGAACTGTGCGTATTTGTCCGCGCTCATAATTTCTATCTCCTATTAGATTGGTTCTGAGGTCTTCTGACCGACTATGATGATAGTGCCGTTACCCGTGAGGGTGTAGCTCAGCGTAGCATTAGCCGAGTCGTTGAAAGTGACGCCATGACCAGCGAGATTCCAGTGACCAGTGCCTGGGAGGACGGCGACCGTGTTAGAGCCGCGAGCAACTACCCACTGACCGTTTGAAGTGAAGAAGATCTGCTTGATTGCGAAACTCGTCACATTCTCGACTGTGCTGTTCGGCGTAGCGAGATTAGCGAGAGTTATGCTGCTGTTGGTAGCAGTATCACGGATGACGACCGTACCAAACTTCTGATTCTGAATGATAGCCATTATTTCTTGTATCCCTGATTCTTGCGTGATATGCTACCAGCGGTGCTGGCCCACTTGCTGCCCTTCATCTTAGAAGCCGGCCAAGTCTTTTCGGAATCTTTCGGAGGCTTGTACTCTGCCGTCTTCGTCTTACCGCCCTTAGCGTGATAGTCGGCGACCATCTTATCGAGTTCTGCACGATTCATCTTCTCGAAGATGGCCTTGTGCTCGTCGGAGAGACTGTCGTACAGCTCGATCTCTTCCGCGGTGTACTCTATCTCTTCTCTCTTCAGAGCCATGTTGAGGCCCCTACGACGCTTACGCTCTATTTTCTCTGCGTCAGTCTTAGCCTGACCGGTCGCGTGGCGCGCCGTGAAGTTAGCCAAAGAAGCTTGCGAAGAAGCACGCTTTACGTACTCATCTTTCTTAGCCTGATCCATCTTCTCGTCGATCTGCTCGGCTTCTTCTCTCTTCATTTGGACGCGCTTGCCGTCCTTATTCAGACGGACGCCCTTCTTCCAGTCTTCCGGCGATACTGCATTACGGCCGTGTATCTCTTTGTGAGTGAGATAGCCGTCGTCGTTCTCATGTTCTTCTTTACGTAGCTTCGGCCCAGCGAGGGTGATCTTAGACTTCTTTGCTGGGATGCTCTTCTTGGAGAGAACGTGATAGAACTCGGTGTGACCCTTCGACATGTGAGCGGCGTGATCAGCGCGATCGATAGGCTTCAGCGAGTTGAGGTGATGCAGCGCCATGTTGGCGTGCTCGCGTGGGATGCGATGCTTCGAACCGTCCTTGAAGTGGACGTCGACGTGATTGGGATGAGTCAGCTTACTGAGCTGATCCTGGATGTGAAGAGTGTCTGCCTCCTCGCCTGGACGCAGCTTACGAGGACGACCGCGCTTGGCCGCCTCGGTCATGAACTCTCTGAATGACTTGGTGCTCATCTTCTCAGTTTCCTCGTAGTGTGGTCTTTCCATCTGCGGAGTAGAGCGATACTGCCCTCCTCTGACGGGAGCCGGGTGCTGCAGATGCTTAGGCCTCTTGTTAGACCTAGAAGCGAAAGTCTGCCTCATGCCCTTCGGCAGCATGTCTTCTTTGTGCTTCTTCTCGAGATCGATCTCCGAGACCTGCTCAGAGAACTTGCTCCTCAAACGATAGCCGAAGCCGAGTGGCTGCGTAGGACCCTCGATGGCAGAAGATGGCTTCTCGCGCTCCAGACCCTCTGGATCTGGGAACTGCTTACGCTCCTTGTTGCCGAAGACTATCTTGGCGGCAGCCTTCTTATTAGGGATTCTCGCCACGACGCTTCTTACTGTAATAGATGGCTAGAGCCTGCTTGATCTTCTGCTTCTTGCCCTTGGCAGTCAGCTTCTCAGGGTGCTTCATCTCCTTGCTGATGAACTCACCGGCAGTGCCCTCATTGACCTCGCCGTACTTCTCGACGAATGCGGCGATGGCAGAGGCATGAGCTTCAGAGACGAGATACGAGGTACCATTGACGTCGATCTCGAAAGAAGAAGATACTACACCCTTGCGCTTCGGCGCAGCGACAGCGTCTCTAGCCGCCTTACCCCTAGGCTGAGGAGCTGAGGGCCTTTGCTTAACTACTTTGCCAGTCCTGATACCGAGACCAGATTTATTCTGTAACTCTTTAGTCTCTGGGCCGACTGCTCCTTTATCCAACTTGATACGAGCTTCGCGACGCTTAGCAGCTGATACAGATGGTTGAGCGGGAGCAGCTTGCTTCTTCTGCGTGGATGCAGTAGTCTTCTTTTGAGCAGGAGCCTGAGCGCTATCAGCAGGCGGCGGTCCTGAAGTCGGCACGATCTTTACGCCTGCATCTCTCGGCTCAGTAGCTGGCTTATTGTTCTTATCGCCTGGCTGAGCGGCACCGAGACCAAAATCTTTCCTGAACTTATTTACGACAGGCTTTTTATTAAGCATTCCCGCGTTGGCACCGCTAGTTCCCTGGCCTACCATAGGAGACTTCAGTTTCTGTACGGCGCTATCAGTCTGTGCTTTCTTCTGCGCTGCATAGCGTTGTGTAATCGCTTGAGCTTTAGTCTTATTGACGACTGGCTGACTTGCAGACGAAGGACCAATTAGATCGTTACCTCTCCTTGCATCGGCAGCATTCATCTTAGTGACAGCCCTACGAACTTCAGCCTTCTTCTCAGCTTCACGGCCCTTAGTAATGGCCTGAGCTCTAGATAAGTTTCGATTAGCAGGAGCGTTCGGCGCGCCGGTAGGATTACCACCCATGCGAGCCTGTTGGCCAGCTGCTGCCTTAGTGGCCTTGATTCTGGCGACTGCTTGACTACCGGTAGACTTAGTCTGCTGAGCCATAGTCGTGGTATTCTGTGCAGAGCGAGGATAGTTACCACTCATTCCAGACGGTTTGATCTGGCTAGCATTGCTCGGCATGCCTAGATTCTGAGCTGCTCTAGTAACTAGATTCGGTTGAGCGCTAGTGCTCCTAGAAGTAGCGACTGATGCTGCGGCTTGCGGGCCCGGTTTCGGAGCAGTCTGCCAAGAAGCCTTGGCGCCGCGCGGCATAGGAGCGCCGGCTTCATTGACGATCTCTTCGTTGACTTCAGTCGAGCAGTCTTCGCACTCGCAATCTTCGTCGTGCTTCTCTTCTTTGGCCTTGGCCTCCTCGAGCTCGGCCTCCTCATTGTACTCTACGTACTTGTTGAGGTCTTCAGGAGCTTGCTGATCGGCTAGGCGAGACTTAGCGTGATCGACGTTACCGTTGAACATCTTCTCGTAGTCTTTGGTCTCGGAGTCTTTCTGGACGAGGTGCTTCATGCCCGAGTCCTTGATAGTGTGAAGGTCGGCGCGAAAGTTCTTCGCGTCCTTCGTCATGCCATCGGCGGTCTTCTCCTTGGCACCCTCGGTCACTACGCTCCTGATGCTATCCATGAAAGATCTAGACATCTTCGTCTCCGCTCTGCTCTGTTGGTTCTTCTTCTGTAGTGAGGTCTTCTAACTCGTCGAACAGTTCGTCAGTGTCCGTCAGGTAGTCGTCGTCCTCTGGAATATCGTACTCTACTTCGTCGGACTCAGTAGGATCTGGATCTTTAGGACCGTCCTCTGAGTCGTCCCCGGCGTAGTTGCCGTATATCGACTGGGCCACGTCGATCTTCATACTCTGGATCGCGTCCATGGCCCTAGCGTTCATCATGGCATCGACCGCCGCCTTCACACCGAGTGCGTTGCCCTCTAAGGAGTGGGCCAGTAGGCTGGTCATAGCGTCTTCATTCTCATTATCCATTCACTCTTCTCCTATTTATACTTTTCTCTTACCGGCTAACACGTCTGCTGGTGAGACGATAGGAGCCGGCTGCTGTGGCGCTTGATCCTGTGGCGGAGCGGCGCCCTGATCTATAGGCGCGCCCGTCTGATCCGCGGGCATGCCTTCTTGACCCATATCAGGCATCGGCGGATTGAAGATCGGGTCGTTCTGCTCCTCGAGGATCTTGGCGCGCTGCTCCTCGATCTCGTCGTCGGTCATGCGGAGCACGTTCTCCTGGACCCAGTGGTTCGAGTAGAAGGTGCCGATGTAGGGCTGCACACCCTGTAGGGTAGCCACTCTGCTGTTGATGAGCTCGGCTTCCTTGAGCTCGGTGTAGTAGTTGTCTCTGTTGTAGTCGAACCTGAGCTTCTGAGCGATGAGAGTCCAGTCTTCCGGGGTGATGATGCCCTTTAGAATGAGCTGCTTCTCCAGGGCCTTCAAGAACAGGGCCGAGAACTTCAGGCGCAGGCGGTCGATGAACTTCGAGAACTTGACTTCGTCTCTGGTGATCTCTGCGGATCTGCCTAGGTTGAAGCCACCCTCGTTCTCCATTCTAGCGAACGGCACGTTCAGCGCTTTGAACAACTTCTTCTGGAAGTAGCGAACGTCCTCGATCTCGCCGAGGTTCTGACCAGCCGGTAGAGTAGTGATCTCAGTTCCCTTGCCACCTTCGCGGCGTGGCAGCCAGTAATCCTCGAGCATGGTCATGAACTTACGATCGTCTCTGATCTCGCCGGTAGAAGCGTCGTATACCAGCTTGTTCTTGAAGCGAGTCATGACGTCCTTGAGGTACTGCTCTGCCTTCATCTTCGGCAGGTTACCCACGTCGATGTAGAATACTCGGCGCTCAGGAGCTCGGCTGATCCTGTAGATCACCGTGGCATCCTCGAGTGCCTTGAGCTGATTCAATACCTTGATTGCCTTGTGGAGGTGCGAGAGCATCATGGTATTGTGCTTGTCCATCATACCGGACGGAACCATGATGATCGAGTCCTTGGCGATCTTGAAGCCGGTCACGCCAGAGGCGCCGAAGTTACCGGTGTTCATGAAGCCACGCTCATTGAACATGTAGAACTCGATCTCTTGCTTGACGATCTGAGCGAGCGATCCTTGGTCCTTGACCTTCTGGACCTGCTTGATCTTGCGAATCTTGCGAGAGTCGATGTACCTGAGCTCCTTGATACCCTCCTCTGGCTTAGTGACGTCGATGATGACCTGGAAGAACAGGCGGCCATCGATGTACCAGCGGCGGAAGATGTCGTATCCGAGCTTATTGAATTCCAATAGGTCGACGATGTACTCGAATTCGGCGCGGATCAACTTCTTGATCTTGTCCGGCTGCTCGAGGTCGTCGAGATTGATGCTGACGATCGGCTCCTTTGGATCGTATACGATGGCCTCGTTGACGATGTCGTCGATGGCCGAGTCGACTTCTGGAAACTCCGCCATCACTCTGTACTTAGTGACTAGCTCGGCCTCCGTACGGACTGCGCCGTCGAGGTCTACGTACGTGCCGTAGGCCCCTCCACCCTGAATGACTACCGCGCCGTCGTCGCTCTCCTTGGCGATGATCGTAGGTGTAGTATTAGCGTCGAGAGGCCTCTTACGGATCTCAAATCCAAAGAATTCCGCCATATTGTCTCCAGTATATTATGGGGAGAGCGTTAGCCCTCCCCCGTTCACTTCAATTATCGCTGTAGAGCCGACGAGACGGTCTCGTCGAAGTTCACGCCCGGCGAGCGGGTGGTGTCGACCGTCCAGTAGTCGTACTGGAAGGTGGTCGAGAACTCTTCGATGGCGTCAGTCGACGACCAGTCGAGGGGAATCTCGCCAATGGCCGTCGGGAAGATGTTGTGGAACTTGTACGTACGGATCGGCGCACCGGTCTTGGCATACTGCGTGACGATGGCGTCCGAAGTATAGACCTGAATGTTCCTCAGGTTAGCCCTGAGGTTGCTGATCGCGTTAGACCACTTCTCGAGCGAGTTGCGGAGAGCGAAGTCTTCGTCGTTGATGACGGTGACTGTCCAGTCCGGGAACACGCGGTCGCCAGGGACCTTGATGAAGCGGCCGAAGTACGGTACGTTGATGAACCCGATCTGGGAAGCCGGGAGCTGAGCAGACCTCACGAAGAAGCTGCTCTTTGCGCCGAAGGATCCGTCGACGGGGCTAGAGATCTGGACCTCGAAGAGGTTGTTCCTAGCGCCGTCGAACTTTAGACGGGCTCTGAAGTCATTGATATTGAAAGCCATGTTAGTCTTTCTCCTATGAGCCTATCTTATTTACTGCCTGAGACCGATGATCTCGTTGAACGCTACGCCGGTTCTCACGGCGATGAAGTTCAGCTGGATGAAGTTGATCGACCTAGCCGGCTTGATGTAGATGTCGCCGATGAACTCGTTGCGATCGATGATCTCCGGAGTGTTGTTGGTCTCGTCGCAAACGACCTTGAAGTCGAAGATACCGCGACGACCCTGGACGTCTCTGAGGTACGGCTCGACCAAGTTCCTGAACTGCGTCCTGGTGAACGCGTCGTTGAACTCGAACAGAGTGTACTTGGCTGCGAGAGCGATGGCCTTCTCGAGGACGATGAAGAGCCTGCGAACATTGATGCGATCGAAGGCCGACGGCTTACCGAGAGCGGTCTTGTCTCCGAAGAGCAGGGTGCCCGCGCCGGTCACGTTGATGACCGGATTGACGTCGCTCTTGTAGAGGCTGTCGCGCTCTGCCTGCGAAGGATTGTAGGCCAGCTTGACGACGTTCTTGATGAGACCGCGATTGTATCCAGCCGGAGAGAACCACGGATCGTTGGTGTCGTCGGTGCGAGCGCAGAGGCCGGCGATGTCGCCGTTCAGCGGTACCCAGCGATACAGGTCGTTGTAGC